AGATGGGAGTTCTGAAATGAGCAATGAGCAGATGATCGTCGGGTTGATCGGGCTTGGATTGCTGGCAGGTGTTTTATTGTTCGTCAAACTAGGTGGACTCAAGTTGGTTGCGATGATCACAGTCGTCTGCGTGATTGTCGTCATTGTTACGACGACGACCGCGCGCAACGTGCAGCAAACGGTGCAAGCGCCCGCCGATGCGATCAACAGCACATTGGCGAGCACGTCGCTGGCAGAGAGTAACGCGGCGGCAATCACGTCATTGTCGGCAAGCAATGTTGCGGCACAATCCGCATTGAGCACGGTGACATGCGTGATGCCAATTATTGTGTTGGTCATTGTCGTGGCGCTGACGTACCTCGGGGTACTGTGGTCGCGCTGGTATATGCAAAAGCAATCGGCGCAAGTGCCGACGGTTGCGCGAATTAGCACGGACCATACTCCAATGTTTGCCACTCGCAAACAACCCAGTGTTGCGCAGATGACAACGCGGCGAGTGTCACGCCGACAGGTTCGGAAATCGGGCGCAATGAAGATGGCGGGGAGGTGGTGGAAATGAAACACATTGAATCTGGATTTTTGATGTCTTGGAGATGCGATCCAATTTTATCCTGGTTTTTATTTTTTACGTATGGCGAATCGCGCGTTCTGTACGTTCGCCTTTTTGGTTTTTTCGGAAAATGGAAGACGCTATGAAACATCTAGTCCAAGTTTTCTCGGTGTTGTCAATCATCTTTATCGTCGCGTGCTCAGCCGAATCGGCGGTGAGCACGTCAAGCATTACGCCGCCGCCCACGCTTCCGCCATCGGCTCAACTCGATAAAGCGGCGATTGAGGCGAGCATGAAGGCAAATGAGGATTATCAAAAGATGATCGAGGCGTCTCGCCAGACGACCGTATCGGCGGCGCAGGCGCAAGCACTCGCTGCGCAGGCAACGATAGCGGCGAATCAAACGAAGGACGCGCGCGACGCGTCGCAGACCTTGGTGTCTGGTCAAATCACGGTTTCGGCTCAAAAAACATCCCAAGCGCAAAGCGCAGAGCAAACCAGTGTTGCGCAAAAAATCGCGATTGCGAAATCGACCGAAGAAGCGCGTCAGTCTGCAACCGCGTACTCGTTGAGCGTGTCTCAAACCGTCACAGCACAACAACTGGCCGTCGCATCGGCAACAGCCAGCGCGTCACAAACCGCGATCATTGTATCAGCAGTGCAGACGCGGACCACTGAAGACACCCAGACGTATATAGAAAAACAGACGAACGAGAGAAGCACCGATTGGATTCGCTCGTATGGATCGGCAATGGCGATTGTTATTTTTATTGTCGCTGGGTCTGTCGGTTTAGTGTTGCTTGTTTTTAAGCTGGGAAATTCGGCGCAGGTAAGATTAGGAGAAACGCGCGACGCCAACGACGAGCTGACCATTGTTGTTCCAAAACTTGGAGGCGGGTTTGATGTGATACGTCCAGGACGCTTGCCTGGCGCAATGGCGGAAATGCGTCCCAGGTTGACTGCATCGGCACAAATGACCGTCGGCGCGGTTGATGCGGATGTGATCAAGCGTGATCAAACTGTTTCGTTGGTGCTTGCCGCTGGAACCCAGTCCGGCGCGGCGGTTGATGACATTATCGAAGAACCAGAGACGCCCGAACATCTCGCGGCACCGAATATCCAGATTTCCAAGCCGTTCGAGCAAAAGCGGTTACCGGAAATGTCGCCCAGCAGGTTGTCACTACCCGTGGGTACAAACGAGAACGGGACCGACGTTTGGGTTCCGTTACCATCCATCACGCACGCGCTCGTGGCTGGGTCGAGCGGGATGGGCAAGACTCGATTCTTGCATGGATGGATCCAATCGCTTGTTCGCGGCGGTGTTGCATCGGTCGTGTTGATCGATGGCAAGGGCGGTGTTTCGTTCGCGCGGTACGCGAACAAACAGAACGTTCGCTATGTTGAAGACGATGATGCCGGACGTGAGTTTGGAAGATTGATCGACACAATGAACGAGCGCAACAAACTGCTGCGCGAATTTGGAGTGGAGAATGTCTCTGATTACAACCAATCCGATGGGCGACCGTACGCGCTCGATCATATCGTTGCAATCATCGACGAGATTGCTTCGTTCCAAAACGATATGGATAGCATGGTTGAAATCGCGCAAAAAGCGCGTGCCAGTGGAATCCACCTGATTGCCTCCACTCAATACCCAGACACAAAAACAATCCATCCACAAATCTTGGCGAACGCCATCGTGCGGGTTTCCTTTTCGGTACCCACAGCAACGAACAGTGTTGCTGTGCTAGGATGTGGCGGCGCGCAAAAGCTGGGCGGCATGCCTGGCCGCATGTTGTTGATGTATCGCGGAACGATTGCGCCGTGCCAATCCTTTGAGATCGATGTACCGCGCCCACCGATGAAAGAGATTCCTCCCGGTGATGCACCCAAGATGCTAGACCAAAACATTGATAATTCAGATGGCGTGCCTAAATTATCTCCCAACATCATGAAGATGGTGCGATATGCCTGCGACGCCCTGAATGGAGTATTCAATATTTCAGACGTGGCGCGCGGAGTAGGGTGTCAAACAGATGAGGTCAACGCGGCGGCATTTTGGCTTGAGAAAAAAGGATTGCTGACACCGGTCTCAAAGAACGAACGTGGTTATAACGTAGCGCGCCACATTTCCGAATCGCTTCGGGCACTTGTAACCGTATAATGTGGGAATGTGGGAATGTGGGAATGTGGGAATGTGGGAAATGTGGAATCCAGATTTCCCACTGTCGAATAGCTGAATTTTTAATGCTTAAAAAGTCGGATGAGTTTTTAAGCATTAAAAAGTGTCTCACAAAAAGGATTTTTCTTGACCGTACCGCTCTTCATCGCTCACCCGCCTGCTCTCGCGGAACACCTAATGAGCCAACGCCAAGCCAGTAACGCGATATTGCTCCTCATTGGATATACGGGGCTGGCACGCGCAAGCGCCATCGTGCGCACGTTGGAGCATTATCGCTTTGCTCCGAACACGGTCCGCAATGCGCTTGCCGATGCCCGCCGCCAGCCGATCAAGACGCAGCTCATAGAAGCGTACACCGTGCACGGCAAGCCGGCGACGTATCACGACCATTCGTCTGCGCCACCGACAAAGCTGTATGTGCTCACGCAGTTGGGTGCGATGCGCTTCCGCGAACTAACGGGGATCGATCCCGCCGAGAGCGAAATCCATTGGGCGGTGCGCCGCGGTGGCAATGTTGATCACGGTCTAGGGATTGTTGAGATGGGCGAAGCGATTGCGAAGATGGAAACGGAAATTCGTTGGCGGGTTGATTGGGAACCGCAAATCAGATACCTCAGCGACGCCGATGCGCATCTGCACCCGACCCAGCGCCGACGCGTTGAACCCGATTTACTGCTAACTGATGTGATTGACGTGCCGCTCGAATACGAGGTCGATGGGAAATCAAATCGCGCTGGTTTGGCCAAGTGGGTGAAAGCGTGCCAAGCGTACGGCTCGTGTCGCATTGTGGTGCCGACGTATAAGCGGCTGAACAAGATGCTGATGGAGCTGAATCGATTGCAGGATGTTGATCGAGGCGGTGTTGAAATCATCATCTTGGTGTACGCGCTCGAAGAACTCAAACGAGGTGTTTTTGACAGCGAGCGATTCACCTTGCGGTGATTTATAGTTGTTGGATTTCCCACGAGGGTTATTCCTGCGCGGGGATAACCTGGGTCAAAGCGGGAATATGGATAGGGTGATTGCAAGTAGTCACACATTATGGCGGAGATGGAGACGGAAAAGAATGGCAACCTATAACCTGGGTGTGCGCAAAGCGGCACGGGTGCGCTGAAACAACAGATGATGTCGATGGTTGGAGCGAGATAAACGGCACTAGAACGCGTGTGCATATATTGGATGTTGGTGAGTTTGCGGTAGGGTGTATAATGTGCGCAAGGAGAGTGATATGAAAAAGAAATCTGTTGCGCGCAACACCAAAAATAAGCGAGGAGAGAATGACGATGAGCGATTTAATTCAGCAGTGGCGGGAACGGGCGATGGAGTTGCGCGAGAACAATTTGACGGCGACAGCGCGGGCGATGGAGCAATGCGCAAGCGAGTTGGAACAAGTGATGGCGAGCCAGCCGAAGGAACCAAAGAGTCCCGAATGTCATACATCTCATACCCGTCTTCCGACAAAAAAGAAATCAAGGCGATGATGGAAAAGATGCTGAGAGATTTGTGTACTACGGCTGAAGCGGCTGAAATTCTTGGCGTGAAGGATAGACAAATTCGCGTGTTGATTTCAACCAATAAAATATCTGCCGTATATCTGAAGAACCTTGGGTGGGTTGTGTATAAACCGTCTCTTGGAAAATATTCGAAAACAAAATCGCACAGGGGGCGCCCACCTTCGGGAACTGCTAGCAAAATCAGTACTTGACAAAATAACCGCGTTCGGTTATAATGCTAATTGTAAGTGTAAAAACGATTCGGCAAGTTGTTCGTAGCAACTTGCCGAATCTGACCCAAACCGAAAGTAACTTCGGCGAGGCTGGCGCTAAGTTATCACAATTAGCGTTTATTGGCAAGCATTATCTGCCGCCTTTCCCTTTGTGCTTTCGGAACACAAGAGAAAGGCGGTTTTTTTATTATGGTCGTATCACAACATCTTGGCAAGGACGGGCAAACCGTCACGCAATGTTTTAGAATCGAACGCAGTGTGTTGCGTGCAATGGACATCACCGAACTCAAAGCAATGTATGCGGACACACAAGCCAGCATTTGCCGAGCCGAAGCAGTCCTGAAACATCACCCAGCTCTCAAAGATCGCGTCAACGTCAAGAAAGTGTACCGCGCAATGGTGGTGGAGCGCCGACGCATTGCCGATGAAATGACGCGCAAGTATTCGATTGAACTTGGATTTGTTTCTGCGGGTGGCGAGATTAAGAAATAGGTGGACGCGATGTCGATCAGCTTGCAATGGCAATGGATAGATGAACGTGGCAGGAACGTAACGATGGAAGTGCGCGGCGAAACACCAGCGGCATTCTCGCGGGACCTGAAGCGAACGCAAAAATTGCATCCTGAACTTTTCACCGAAAGCACCGTTGGCGCTTCGCGTGGCGAGGATAAACTGGCGCAAGCAGTTGAGCAAAACGAATTGAACGGGTTGACGCCGAGAGAAAAACAAGTCGCCGAATTGGTGCTGCAAGGATTGTCTGGGAAAGAAATTTGTCAGAGGTTGTGGATCACCATCAATACTCTCGAAAGACACAAGACAAACATCTTTAGAAAATTTGGCATCCACAGTCGATTCAAACTCGCCGAAGCGATGAAGCAGAGGGTCAGATGAAATCTGAATGTGTTCACCGTGATCTTTCGAATATTGAATCAATCAAGATCATTGTGTGGAAAACAGCGAATTGCGTAAAAATCAAACGCCATAGGCGCGGATTGGCTATCTTGCATAGTTGCGTGCGGATCTATCATAATGTTTCGCCTCACTGCTTGAGAAATGCACTCCATATGCAGTGGAAGTTGGCAAAATATCAAAGAGCGCATCCTGAAGAAATCAAACGCGGACACGATTTCAGTGGACGGAATAAAAAATGATTGCACAACCATTCCCGATTACTACAAATAAATACCTAGCTTTGCTTCAGAGGTTGCCGGATTACTTTCGAGATGCGAACGGAAAACCGAATGGGCACCATGTCGTCAACGTGCTCAAGAAATCCAAGTTCACCAGCTTGGACGACAAGAATATCGATGACGCCGAAGCGGTGTTGCTCAAGTATGCGGACGAAAAAACCAAGCGCGTTCTGGGTGTAACGGTGATGGCAATCGACCAGCCGATGACGGATGCGCAATACGAGACCTATCAAAGTCTGCGCGGGTACACGGCGGCGAGCTTGCGCGGGCTGGCGTTGTTGTTCAATCAGTTGCGAAAAAATGCGGCGGCAATGAAAGCGTTGTCGTTGGACATGCACACGGACGTGAGGCGCTGGGCAAGGGCGGTTGAATATTTTCGCCCTTACTTTATCGATGAGCAATCCTATTTGCACACGACCGATGAATACGAATTGCTCTTCCGATACGCGCGATTGAAACGAGCCAGTGCAACAGCGTTGTTCGCCGAGCGTAAATTCTCACTAACTCCGCAATTGCTCGATGAGTTAATCGACAAGGTTTTAGAAACGGAACGCGAAGGGCACAAGCGCAGAATTACGGACAAGATGCGGATGGACAAGCTGAACGAGTTGACGGGTCACGATATGCGTGATGTGTTGACCCAGTTGATTGAATCTGGGATTTAGAAATGACAACACAAACTTCCAAACCTCACAGTACATACTTCCACTACATCAGCGATCCAAAAGGTTTTATTGAACCCGCGCAAAAGCATGGCGCATCGCGCCGTTGCCAATTGAACATCGCCAAGAATATGCAATTTGGTGACCGCGTGGTATTGCTCAAATGGCGCGGCGATGGTATTCCGCCTGCCGCATTTGCGGAGATGATCATCAACGGCGTGTCGTTCGACGGAAACCTCAACGTCGGCAAGGAATTGGTTGTGCAAGGCAAAGCCGAGTATGAGGATTTCACCGACGATGGCGCTGGGGATGGTCTATCGGTGAGTCGTGAATGTGGTGAGTTCGTACTAGCAGGTGGTTACACCTTATCGGAAGATGTGACGATGGCTGACATCATCGCCGCCGCAGAAAAGAAAATGCAAGAGCAGGGCGGCAATCCAAAGGATGTGAAGTTGATGGTGTGGGGCAAGGTGGTCAAGGTCTACGACGTGCCGATGAGCGTCACGCTGCCGGAGGGTCAACTAAAATTCAATCGCTCGTTTGCGCATGTGCCGGAAGGCGCGCGCATCGGTGAAGCGCCTGCAATCACTGAGCCAATTGAAAACAAGGTTATGGTCGTCAACGACTATCACAAGTACGAGTAGGAACCAATGCCAAAGAAATCGCTCACAGTCCAGAAAACAAATACACGCCCATCCGCAAAACCGGCTTTATCGATTCCCGAATTGCCGATGCTTCAGCGGATGCCCAGCTATGAGCAGTGGTGCGATTATGGCCACACGCTCAAGAATTTCGAGATCCAGCTTGGAAAAGCCACAGACGATTTTCGCGTCATCGTATCCAATTGGTATGAGTTCGGAACGCAGGAATGGAATCACACAGCGCAGAAGATCGCGCGAGAGATTGGGTTTGACGCCGAGACAATCCAAAACTGGGCGTGGGCGGTCCGTAATACGTCAAAGCTCATCGAAGCAATGCCGTCACTGCGCGGTGACGAAAATACTATCACCTTCGCGCATCGGCAAAAGCTCGCGGCCGTCAAAGACGTGAAACAGCAAATCGACTTTGCGAAAAAAGCGCAGGCGGGCGGATGGTCGGCGCGGCGATTGGAACGAGAGATACAATCGTCCAAGAACGAGTCCCAACCCGATGACTTGATTGATCACAAGTCACCGCTCGAACATTTGATTGCGGATTTGTGCGCAGAGGGCGCGGAGTTGCTTGGACGCGACGACGAAGTGAGCAGGGCACAGGGCGATGTGAAGATGGATTGCGCGGCGCGATTACGTGAGATTTTCAGTAAATAAAATTTTGATAAGGAGACGAGCAACAATGACAGACGGATTACAAAATCAAACTACTCTTCCAGACCTCAAACTCAAAGAGGTTGAGAAGCTGGAGCAGACGGTACACGAAGGAATGAGTCGCTTTATAGAAGTCGGCAAAGCAATTATCGAACTCCGCGACCGCAATGGATGGAAAGCGCGTGGATACAAAACCCCGGAAGAGTATTTTCAAAAGACGTTTGGTTTCGGAGAACGCCAAGCGTTGCGCCTGGCCGATGGGTTTACTACGTCGCTGAAAATCGAAGCAGTCACCGGTGATAAGCCGCGTAATGAATTTTCGGCGCGCGTGCTCAAGCCCATCGCCAACGATCCCAAGTTGATTACGCGCGTGCAGAACGATCTCAAGAAAAAAGGCGAGAGCATTGCGACTGCAACGGCTGAGAAAATTCAACAAGTCGTCGATAAGGTGATTCCGAAAACAACATCGATGTTCCAGAAAGATGAACAAGCGACCAAGCAACGCGAAAGCGAAAAAGCTGTTGCCGCGGCTGGGTTGAGCGATGTGTGTCCGCATTGCGGCAAAGCTCCAACGGTTTATCAACGATGGGACACGGGGTGGAAATGTGGCGACTGTGGCAAGGTCGTGCGGGTGAGCGCATTGCCGTTTGAGATTGCGACGTGCGCAGGATGCGGTGCACCTGTGCTGGATGAAAGTGGCATTTGCAATAAATGCGGGAGCGTCCTATGAGCGACAAAGACACCAAGGATATTGTGATCTTGATGACAGTTTCGGAGAAAGCGAAAATGCTCAAGATTGTCATCAGCGGAGCGCCGCAGGGCGAAATGCCAGTTATTTGCTCAGGATTGTTTGCGGATCGGTATAAATTACTTGACCAGGTGTGGGTAGAAATCAAAAAGCGTCAACCTCAGGTTGTCAAAGTAAAATCTGGGAATCCGGTATCAAGCTCAAAGAAAACCCCTCAAGGGAAAAAGATTTTCAAAGCTGGGGAGTTGGTCGAAGGAAAGAACGGAGACGACCAATCGGTCGCTGAGGATGAACACGATGAAGCTCCTGATGCCGCTGAAGCGGCCATCGATGCGCAAACGCCACCTATCACGGAACCCGAGGATACGATTGAGGAAGCGGAAGAGAATCTACCAGAGATCGAAGTTGATGAAAGCGTGACGCAAGATAATAACAATCCGCATCGAGCACTTGATACAGTGGAAGATATTGATGCCGAGCGTGATGATCTTGACGCAGACCAGGATGACGACGAAGAGAGTGAGGATGAAGATGAGTAAACGAATCGCGCGATATGGTGATCAGAATATGGATATTGGCGAGTTGGCTCTCGATGAAGTCAAGAGCCATATGTCGCGGCTGTTTCCTGAGCTTGCCGATCCAAAGATTGAAACGCTCACCGATAAAAAGACGGATACGGTGACGTATGTCTTTTCAAAGAAGGCTGGCATCAAAGGCGCAACCAACGCCAACCCATTGCGTTCTGTCGTTAGAAGAATGGTCGATAGCATCGAGACCGACGAATTGATTGCAGAAGCTGCCGACACCATCGACGCCGTTGCGCGCGATGGTGCTGTGGAAATGGAAACTCGAATTGATTTTGACGAGGTGAATAGTTTAATGAACCAGGAAGCGCAAAATGTCATTGAGATTCGTAAACGGCTTTCTCAATTGACGCCTTTGGTCGTTTGCTCGGGGAGCGTGCTTTAATGATTGCGCCACGTGTGGATTGGAAAAAGGTCATCAGCTTGGCTGCGCCTGGGATGTATCGCCGCACGTGGCTATCTGAGGCGTTGATCGAGATATACCAAGACCGGAAGTACAAGAAATTCCCAGAACTGTATCGTCAACTCGACCCGGTTTTCTTTTCGCGCCAAAAACTTTCTCCATTCATGTGGTACAACGAAGTGATGGGATACTGCGCGGACCGATTCCCGCTTATATCACCCGATGAATTCTATAGCGTAGATGAAGACACTCATCCGTTTGACTATATCCCAGTCCAGCCGCAAGGGTTTGATGCGTGGAATGATCCATTTGAATCGGATTCCTTGGCGCTCTGTTTATGTGTCGAACCGTGGTTTGAGTATAGTTCGCACTACAACGACTCGAATCTAAAACGGCATGTATCGGATTACAAAATTTATCCAGCACTGCCCGCACAAATCGCCGATGTGTTTCTGCCGAAAAAACGACCGCGCGCTAAAGCGCCAAGACCGCCGCGCGGTCGAACATGGCGCAAGCCGTGGGGCGCATTGACAGGGCTAGTGCAAATGGCCTACGGCGCAACCGGTTTTGACATCTTGGATGAATACGAATTTTTCGATTACGGCGCGCATGATTGGAACGTGAGTGAAATCAGGTCCTTGGAAAATCAGTGGCAAAAAGCAGGCCCTTTGCACAAAGCCATTCTTGAACTGAAAGCGCACATCGATAACGACGCGACGAATGCTAACCTGGGGAAAATGGCGCTGGCTCTCCTGGAAGACCGCGAGACGCTGAAACAGATCACCCAGCCCGTCAAACAGAGAACACTTGCGGAGGTGTTTGATGAAAAAGAAAAATAAAAACAGACCCGATCCATTGCCGGATAAAGCATTTGATTCAGTGCCTCGCCTGGCATTGACGTTCACCGATGAATCAATTTGGATGACGGAATTTGATCGCGGCGAACCTACCGTAACGTATCCCGTTGCCTACGATCACGTCGCACAGTCATTTCAGGTATTCGGTTCGAGCACCGGATTGTTGGATTCGGAAACCTTGTTTTGGAAAAAGCGCGGCAATCAAGTGAGTATTGCAATGTGGATCCCGCCGTCTGTGCGCACGTTGAACTTTGCGCACGGGCGAAAGAGTAATGTGGCGTTCCGTGTGCCTATGCCCGGTTTTGTATTTATTGGCACCGGGAAACAGTATTCCATTTTTGCCGCCAAGTCTCGTCCATTGCAAGATACGGATATGTTGTATCTAGCTCCTCTGCCTAATGTGAATGAAGATGGTTTGATTTGTGCTGGGTCGGTGGAGTTTCCAAAAGCCAGCGCGACAACATTGCGTCAAGCCGCAACATTATTTTTCGAGAGTGGATTTAATTCGGATTTGGCGCAGAGGAAAGTTCAGTCGCTAAGAAAAGACACTGACAATGACGATGAAGAAGATGAAGACGACGACGATGAGAATGCAGAGTTTGTTCCAACAGAGCCACGAGTGCACCGCTCTCGTCGGGGAACTAGCCGCTATGGAAACTTGTTCCAATTCTTACGCTCGTTGAAAAATAAGACAAAATTCCCGCAAGGTGAACTAGTCTCAGCTATGACAGTGAAACAATTACTTGGAAAGGATTAAAGATGGAAAAACAGAATGTCATCAAAAACGGCAAGACCGTACACGTTGAACGTTGCACCGTAGTTGGAGCGAAAGCGGATTTTGGTAAAAAAGAAATTCGCTTGACGATGTCGATTACGCTCGACGAGTCGTCATTGGAGGTGCGTAATGAACTGGCTTATTGGCAGTTTGACGCAACCCCCATCAAAATGACACTTAAACCCATTGAGCAACAATTGGGATTGCCTGGGTTGACGGTTGACCGAGAAAATAACAAAATCGAAATAGATTTGGGTGGAGACAATGCCGATGACGATGATGATGCTGTCGATGCGTGATTCGATTCTCGCCGAGTGTTTGCCTCTGCCGACTCTGCCAAAAAACTTAGTTTATCAATACGTTGTTGCAGGGAATGGCTTGTTCGTCCGCGCGGAAGATTCGCGTATTGAGGCAATGGTCCCGGTCGCGTATGCGCACAATCACGGATTAGAAACCGTTGAGCCGTACGCCAAACTGAAAGTGCCGCGTGTCCCTTCGACATGGTTGCGCTCGATTTTGAAAGACGCTCGCAAAAAATTACCGAATGAATCGATGTATCAATTGTACTGGAACGAGCATAGTGCGATGCTGGACCTGCTAGGTTGGAAATGTATCGCGCCAAAGCAAGTTGGAGATATTGCTAGTCTCAAATATGAAGACGCAAATCATAACGTCATTATCGATTTGCATTCGCACGGTACCCTTGGCGCATTCTTCTCGACGACTGACGACGCAGACGAGCAAGGTTTCCGATTCTACGTGGTGATTGGCGCTATTGATGATAGCTCTTCGGTTTGCAAACTCCCTCAAATTGCGTGTCGCGTGGGTGTTTATGGTCATCACTGGAATGTGCCGATGACGGATATTTTTGATGTAAATGCCAGTTTATTATTCGACCAAGTTGACCCGGAAGTAGAATACGTACTGTCAAGCGAATGGGAGAAAACACATGAAGACTCTTTCCCTGAGTAATGCGCCACTCATTAAATTGCATATTCCTGATTTCAAACACGTTTCGATTGTGCTCGTCGGAGCAGGGGGCACGGGCTCGCACCTCGCGTCCGGGCTGGTTGCATTACAGCAAACGCTCTCAGATGGTGGCGTTGCGCTCAACGCTACCATCATCGATAAAGATATCGTCGAGCCAAAGAATGTCGGTCGTCAACTGTTTTCTATCGCAGACCTGGGTAAGCCTAAAGCGCAAGTCATTGCGGAACGCCTCAACGCGGCTTATGGGTGCAAGTTCGGCGCTAGTGCGCGCGCCATCGATGCGCTCGACACATTTATCGGCGATCCTGCAAAAGACACATTGAACATGGTTATTGGGGCAGTGGACAATCCAGCGGCGCGCCAGATCATCCACCGTGCGGTTACGAAAGCAAGTGGAAAACTGTGGTGGCTCGATTGCGGAAACGAGAACCATAGCGGACAAGTCTCTGTTGGAAATATCACAGACGCAAATCACATGATGAGAACAATCGCACTTGGAATGATTGATCGATTGCCAGCGCCAACGCTGATGTATCCTGACTTGATCAAGACACCGAGCCAAAAGCGAGCACGCGCTCCGCGGTCGTGCGCCGAAGCGACTGCCGCCGGCGAGCAATCGCTGATGGTGAATCGCGTGGTCGCGGCGTATGCTCTGCAATTGCTCTATACGTTCCTCGTCGAGCGGAATCCTAAATGGTTTGCATTGAATTTTGATTTGAACTGGGGAGGCACCAAAGCGTACATTATCGACGTGCCGACGTTGAGCGAAGCGACCATGTTGAAAGATGACCAATTGGTCGTGAAGGGAAAGAAGTAATGGAAGAAACATTGGTCATGATTTCAAAAGCGATGTTGGATTATGCGCAAGCAAATTCGTTTCAAGATGATTTCTCAAAGTTCGAACGAGTGCATAGAAATGGGTTACGTTTGCGATGCTATATGTTCGCAGGTAAACTGACCTTGGATGTGGAATGCCGATACCGCGAGATAGGAGTAGGAGAACTAGAAACCGTACGGATGGCGTTTAGGGCGACTCGGCGTAGTATTCAGATTCAAAAAATTGATTTTGGGAATAGTTGGCGGGGCATACGCCTTGTGTGGGACCCGAACGAGACACACGAAGATGAGATTGTATCGAAGCAAGGACAATTGTTCTAGGAGATTCTAATGAGCAAAATCAAAATCGGTTCGACGCTTGATGGTAAATCAATCCAACTGGACTTGGGTGTGCTTTCCGAAACGCGCATGTTCATAAATGCGACGAGCGGCGGTGGCAAGTCGTCATTGATGCGGACGATTGCCGAGCGCGCCGCCAAACACACTCAGATCATTATCTTTGACTGGGAAGGCGAGTACAGCACGCTCCGTGAAAAAGTAGATTTGCTCATCGTCGGGAATATGGATGGGGCGGATATTCCTGCCGACGTGCGGACCGCCAAGCGCCTAGCGCTGCGTCTACTCGAAACCAAAGTGAGCGCCGTCATCGATCTATCCGAATTAGAGGAAGCGAATCGAAATTTGTATGCCGCCGATTTCGTGATGGCGATGGTGAACGCTCCGCGCAAGCTGTGGCATTCGGTTTTTGTGTTCGCCGACGAATATCAAGAGCTGGCACCGCAATCGGCGGGCGGTCGCAAGTCCGACGATCCATTGATGCAATCACTCAACGCGTTCAAGAAACTAGGCTCGTTGGGCCGCAAACGCGGATTTTGCTTAATCGCCGCGACCAATCGTATTACCAAGGTCAATAAGGATGCGATCAGCACGCTCAAGAATCAATTGACTGGGCAAACTGTGCTCGACGTGGATATGGATCGAGCCGCTGATAACCTTGGATTCAACAAAGAAAACAAGATGTCTTTGCGGAATTTGACTCCGGGTGATTGGTACGGCTTGGGACCGGCGCTGAACGTCAAGGGTGTGGCGCAGTTCCACGCCGATCAAGGCGAGACGACTCACTTGGGGGCAGGACAGCGTAACGAGCTTGTCATCCCAGCGCCAACGAGTGCGATTCGCAATGCGCTCACGCAATTCCAAGACTTGCCTGCTGAGGTGCAACACGAGGAGAACGAACTCGCCGAACTGCGAAAAGAAAATGCGCGATTAAAGATGGAAGCACAACGACGTCCCGTTCAAGTGCAGACGCAAGTCGAAATAAAAACCGAGCGCGTTGAAGTGCCGGTAATTCTTACCGAAGACATCGGGGTGCTTGAAAAGATTGCTCAATTAGATGCCAAGCAATTGGATGAATGGAAATCTATTATTGAAAAACTCGATGATGCACGAGCGACTATTGTGAACGCGGTCCCTATTCGTCAAGATACGTTGGATCATCTTAACGCGTTGATCATGATGGCGAAACAACCGATGCGCCAATCACCCCAACCGCAACCAAGAAAATTAGTGGTCGCAACTGGCGCTGAGTTGCTTGCGGGACATGGTATCAGGCGTGATGCCGCTGACGATACCCATCTCAAGCCAGGTGAAACCAAAGTATTGATCGCAGCGGCGCAATATCCCGATGGGGTGACGATGGAGCAACTCGCCGTTTTAACGAACTATCGCAAGACCAGCCGCGAGACGTACACCAAGACACTTGTTTCGCGCGGATTAATTACAAAGTGTGATGGGGTTTTCAGAATTACTGATGCCGGAACCGCGGCGTTGCCAGAAAGTTTTGAGCCATTGCCGACTGGAATTGCGTTACAAGAATATTGGTTGCGCGAGTTGAATGGTGGAGAGAAAAAGATTTTTCAAGCTGTGCTTTCTGTGTATCCTGAATCGATTTACTTGCAGAGCATTATGGAATCCACAGGATATAAGAAAACGAGCGTGGACACATACCTGAAAGAATTGAAGGCGCGCAAGTTGGTAACACGTGATAGCGGACGTGCACGTGCCAGTGACGAATTGTTCCAAGGGGGTACACGCTAATGGCTCAACTGACTATCAAAGCCAGTAATGCGCACTCTCGATCTATCCTCAGTGCGCTAGGTGCAGCAATTACGCTCAGCGCCGAATCGCAAGGTTCGTGGTTTATTGTCGAGAGCGACAAGCTAATCATCACAGGTCCCCAAATTATCATTCGACGGCGTACACTCTCGCTGATGATGGGAACGCAAATGAGCGATGCGAGTTGGAACGCCTTGGTCGAGACGGGCGTACAATCTGGGAATGTGTGCGAACGAAGCGATCAACATTTTGTGGTTAGATAGGAGATTTCTATGGAAAACCAAATAGCTTGTAAAGTGACCGTGGATTTGAAACAGCTTGAAAAACGCGTAGATGATTACTTGGAAAAGATAATGGCTCCCGATGGTGTGGTGATCGCGTTCGGCGCGATCGGCGGCATCGCCGAACAAACAGGGCAGTTGCAAACCAACATTCGCAAGTTTCTCGCCATTGTTGGGACAGCGGATTTGTGCAAAGCGTGCGGCAAAGAAATTTGGTGGGTGGTGAATCCGAAAACAAACAAGCGCATGCCAATCACCGCCGATGCCATTAGTCATTTCGCGGATTGTCCCGAAGCGAATAAATTCAAGAAGGCAAAATGAAAGCGATCACACTTTGGCAACCTTGGGCGACTCTGATCGCCATTGGTGCAAAACGAATTGAGACGCGGTCGTGGTCGACAACCTATCACGGAGACATTGCGATTCACGCCGCGAAGAATATTCCGCAAAAAGAAATATTGAGGATTATGCGAATGACTCGCGATGAAGAACCTTTCAAGAGTGTGTTGGATAAAGCGGGCTATTATGTGTACAACTCTCTTCCGAGAGGTTGTGTTGTCGCTATCGCAACGCTTGTAGTTTGCATCCCGACAAATAAAATTCCATCAGTGTCATTGCGTGAATCGGCATTCGGTGATTTTTCAGAAAATCGTTTTGGTTGGATGCTTGAAAACATTCGCCCATTGAAAAATCCAATCCAGGCGAAAGGCGCGCAAGGTTTGTGGGAATGGAATGCAACATTGTGTCCCAGGTGCGAAGGGAAAAAGTACGATAAAGGATCGTGCTTGGAAGGGAAAAAGTACGATAAAGGATCGTGCTTGATTTGCAACAACACAGGGATTGCGATATGAAGCAAATTACGATTGAATTACTTTACGTCGAGTTGATTTAGCTTATTATACTACTCCCTATAATCTGCGTTATCGGGAGTAGTATAACGCAAAAGCGAAAGCCACTGCCCTATGAATATCTTGGACTCTAATCTTGATGAGTTTCTACAGTATATCGAATCCCAGCATTCTCCCAACACAAAGTTGGCGTATCGAACTGGGTTAAGGAAATTTGGCGAATATCTAAAGGACAGTCACTCCGCGGTGACGATTGATGTGGTGACTGCGTTCGCAAGCTGGCTAAATGATCGGGTCAAACATGACACCAAAGCGAATTATCTCATTGCCGTCGGATTGTTCTATCGTTGGTGTGTTGGAAAACGTATTCTGAACTTTGATACGGCTGAGATGGAACAATTGCGAGAGTTTTTGAAATCCGCCGCCAAGCGTACCGAGCACCTGCCCCGCTTGCCTGACGATGAGATGATTGATGCTCTGTGCCATGCGGCGCGATCTGTCGAAGTAACACCCAGCAAGAACACCGACACCAACAGACGGAACGAATTAGAGCGATTACGCAATATCGCATTGATCGAATCATTGCGGTCGTCGGGAATGCGCGTTGGCGAGCTTGTAGGGTTACGAATCGGCGATGTGGATCGGACTAACCATTCGGCGCGAGTGACTGGAAAAGGCGACAAACAACGGAATGTGTTTTTCAATGGCGAGGCATGGTCGGCGCTGATCGATTACTGGAACGCACGCGGCACACTGAACACTGAGACGACGCCCGTTTTTTCGAGGCATAATGCGATGACATCCAGGCGATTGATTGCATTGCCCATCACGACGGATACGGTCCGTGATGTTTTGAAATCGTTGTGCGAAATTGCCAAATTAGATGTGGCAGTCACTCCCCATTGGTTGCGGCATTGGTTTGCAACCAAAGTGCTAGAGTCAACGGATAACCTGGCAATAGTCCAAGACATGCTAGGACACTCATCTCCAGCGACAACTAGAATTTACGCCAAGGTAAGTTTGGCGAAGATGCGAGCGGCGCATCGCAAGACATTCGAGAAATCTGGTTAAAAGATTCTCATTGACAATTATCCCCAGTTTGTTGTATATTATCCACAGATAGAACGCTAGTTCAATTGGCGTTGTTCCCCTTGGCTACTTTTAGAATCGGCATATAGTTCGCGGAGGGACCCTGCGCGCGGGGTTCCTCATCTTCCTAGCGCGCATAATGATGCGGCAGTCCTAAAACAATCAACGACCAATTGGTCGCTACCTCCACGTTGCGCCGCCCAGCACTGACGATTGTCTTCTGAATCGAGGAGTCGTTGAAGATTGACACCACCGGAACTAAGCGCGTTTGTTTATGGCGTCATTACTGGGTCGACAATGGTAGACCCGGAAACGGCTCTGTCCGTGCTCAAGTGGATTTTGCGCAACTCTCGATTCAGCGAGCAATATCGTGACGGTAAAATTCATTCCATCGGCATTGAAGGAGTCCTGAGTCTAGGTGAGCTGACAATCGAAAAACGCAAATAGGCGAAACGGGACAGACAAGAAACGCCGTTCGTTGAAAGCGGGATAGATGGAAGTTTTGTATTTTGTAGTAGGCATTCTCTTTGGGATCATTGTTGCCTTACTGCTAAAAAACAAACGCAAGGGTTAGAGACACAAAGCCAGCCCGACGCGATTAATTTCGCGTCGGGCTTTTTTATTTTCCAACCATGAGCATTTACGATTCTAAAGCTCACTGCCCCTTGTGCGGACGCGCGATCTTCTGGCAGTACGGATTAGTTGCGCATCGCACGCACGTTCACGTGCGAATCAGAGTTCAGGCACCTGGATCAAAACACGTGCAAGAACTCGCGACTATTGTCGAGAAAAAGATTGTCAATGGACCAAACCTTCACGGCGCGAGTGTGCCGAGTCGCACAGATTGCGAAGACCAACGGATACGAGGATGTGGCGGCGTGGATGCAAAAGCATCTGACGAATGATGCGATTGCCGAACGCGCGCGCAAGCCGCGCAAGCGCAGCGTGAAAGTGCAACTGACTAAAGCGAAAGGCGCAGTGGCGTACATCGAAGAGAAACGGTTGAATGAATTGATGAACGGAAATTATCAAAAGCCAGGGACGCAATAAATCATGGAATTATCTGCCGATCAACTCTCATCCATCGCTGTCGTAATTTTACAGCTGTCCGCTCTACTCACTGCTCTAGGCGGTTTTGTCACAGCAATTTTTGCAGTAGTACGAGGCGTGATCACCGATAGACGCAACGCAAAAAAAACAGACCTACAATCCATCGAGCGACGCTTGAGAAAAGCGGAACGGAAGATCGAACGCGATGCGAATTACATCATCAAACTCCTCGAGCACATTGGGCAACTGCACGCGCTGATGATCAAAAACGGAATGACGCCACCGCCGATCCCAGTTCGCGAATGCGAAAACGAGGACGATGAGGATGACGATGATGAGGCGGCACGATGAGCAGTGTGATGCTCTCCCAAGCTGACTTGCAGAAAATGTATTCGCTCATCGTCGAAGACGAAGCCTGGCAAAAGGGTCTTGAGGATGACGAGCGACGCATTTGTCTCAACTTTGCATTCGAGCAATTGATCCTGGCGCACACACGCGGCTGGGATATGGAACGAGCGTACACGCGCATTATGAATGCGCTCAATGCGTTCAGAGATTTGAGATAGTAATTGGATTTGCGGCACAAACCAGTGCCGTAACGAATAACTCTAGGAGGATGAACATGATCAATTATTTCGAGCAATTGCGCGGATGGTGGACGTTGTTCAAATACGATCCCATCACATTCCTTTTCGCGCCGTTTGTTATCATCGCAACGACCCTGCAAGTGCTTTGGTCAGTTTGGTTTCCCGCAGCACCGACCCTTGGCGCGCGCGCCGTTGAATTGCCGTCGGATTGGATCACGCTCACTTTGGCGCAATTCGCCGCGTGGGTAATCGGCTCTGGGTTGATTTCTACCGTTGTCGGCTATGCGCTGGGCTGGATTCCCGATGACAAGTATGCGCGAGTCAAGCAGATTGTCAGCGCCGTGTTGATCGCGATGCTGACCGCTGGCGGCGTCACCTTGGCTTCGTTCATCCCCGATCAGTATGCGCAGATGAAGGTCTATGAAGTTATTTTTGCTTTGTTTGGCTCTCTTGCGACTTCATTCGGCGGCATCAAGCTAGGTGGAATGAAAGCCGAGACCCACATTGCCTTGCGTCTTGATGCTCGGTCTGCGATTGCCGCATTTTCCAAACGCATTGTGATGATTCTCGTGATGCTGGGTGTCGTCGCATTGGCGATTGCGTTTGTCGCACCATCGGCGAGCGCTGCAGGCCCCGCGCAAGAATATCATTACGCAATGGCGGTCGTCACTGGCATCAGTGTGCCAGAACTGTTGACGATGCAAGAACAATATGACGCGTGGTATGGCAAAGCGTACAACGTCAATGGTGATGGCGCGTGGACCGGAAGCTATGAAGCGCGTGCGAATGGATTTGCAAAATCATTCGGTCTGCAAGATGTGTTGCGCAATGGCCAATCGGCACTCTGGGTGCGCATCTTTGCGCCCTGGGGATGGATGTATGGCGGCGCGCCTGGCAAGCCGCAACCGTTTTGATTATGACGGCGAGCAGGTCTACATCTTGGTTCTGATTTTGTTCCTGCTCGCTGTTGTACTCGACGCAAACAATGATCCTATCGTTGGAACTGGTGATTGCAAGTGAGCGCGAAAACTAAACCCAAAGGCAAGAAAAAAACTATTCGCACCACCAATGGACTGACAAATCAAATGCGCGTTTTTGTCGAGTCCTATCTTGTCTGTTGGAATGCTAGTGAAGCGGCCCGCCGCGCTGGCTACAAAAGCAAACCGAATGTCCAAGGCGCTCGATTGTTAGCAAATGTTAGCATTCAAGCATTAATTGCCGAGCGATTAAGCAAAATGGCAATGGATGCCGATGAGGTTCTGGCACGTCTCTCTGATCACGCGCGCGGCGATTTGTCGCCCTTTATGACCCGTACCGGGTTGATCGATCTTACGACCGACGATGCGCGCGCCAAACTGCATTTGCTCAAAAAAGCCAAGGTTAAAAAGCGCGTCGGCGGAAGCGATGAGAATCCTTGGACGGAAGCCGAGACAGAGATCGAGCTTCATGATCCGCAAGCGGCGCTTGTTCAACTAGGGCGTCATCACGGATTGTTCGTGGACAAATTTGAAGTTGAGGAGCCGATCCTGGTAAAGATGGATCGTTAGCGCACGCGTGGCCGAATTAGCGTTTTCTGAATTGTGCGGGTTCTTTGACAAACAGTGGAATGCGACCCAGATCGCAGACGCTCATCGATACACACTGTATGGCGGCAGCCGTGGACCTGGTAAATCGTATTGGCTGCGCTGGTATCAACTGCGCCGCTTGATGCGCTGGGGCGCGCAGGGATACAAGCATGTGCGTGTAGGTCTTTTCTGCGAAGATTACCCAAGCCTGGTCGAACGTCAGGTCAGCAAGATCGCCGTTGAATTCCCATCTTGGTTGGGAGAAATCAAGGACACGCGCAATGATGGCTTGTGCTTTTTTCTCAAGCCTCGATATGGCAGCGGGAAAATTGCACTGCGCAATCTGGATGATCCCAGCAAATACCAAAGCGCCGAATTCGCCGGCATCGCCATCGACGAATTGACCAAAAACCGAGAGACAGTTTTCGATATGCTGCGCGGTTCGCTTCGTTGGCCAGGAATCAAGGACACGTATTTCGTCGCGGCGAGCAATCCTAATGGGGTTGGTCAACGCTGGGCGCGCGCCTATTTCGTCGAACGCAGTTTGCCGGATAACTTGAAAGGCAAAGAAGACCAGTTTGCGTTTGTGCCTGGATCGCCGCGAGACAATCCGCACCTAGACACATCGTATTGGGAAATGCTCGACACCTTGCCAGATAAATTACGGCAAGCCTGGCGAGACGGCAACTGGTATGTCACCTTCGAAGGCGTGGTGTATGCCGAGTTCGGTGCCGAGAATCTAACTGATGATGAACCTGATCCGAATCTGCCATTCGAGTTGGCAGTGGACGACGGATACATCGACCCGCGCGCGATCTTGTTCATTCAGCGTACGAGCACGCGGATTCTAGTTTTTGACGAGTTGTATCACTCGAAGCATCTAGGCGAAACGTGCGTGCGCGAAGTATTGGACAAGTGTATCGCGATGGCGGGCAAGAAATTGCCGGACGAATTGCAATGTGCATCGAATGAAACGATTGCGCGATGGTGTCGCGAACCCGAGCCGATGGATGATGCGCAAATCAGACAGCTTGCTGAACAAGGCATAGAGAGACCGGCGCGAGTGCGATTGCCTGAACTGGCCATCGGCAGCCCTGAAGCCAAAGAGCTTCAACAACTGTTTCGCAAAGCGGACATTGTTTATCGCTACCAGCCGCACGAAGTGGTAGAAGGCATCAAGGTTGTCCGGCGATTGATCTGCGATGGGAACGGAGTGCGTACGCTCCGGGTTAATCGACGCTGTAAAAATTTCTTGTGGGAGATCACCGAGGCATTCCAATATCCGCCCGGCGCGAAATCTGACAGCGAAAAACCGAACGATGGGAACGATCATGCCAATGACGCATTCCGCTACTGGGCGTGGATGCGAGCAAGGAAATAATGCTAGAGCGAATTCAACAACGTGCTGCACAAATTAAACCTATCCGCGTATTCGCGTGGACCGTCGCGGCGATTCCGCTCGCGATTGGGTATGTGCTCGGTGTGATCGTCAAGGTTTTCAAATTGGCGTGGGCGGCGTTTGTCGAAGGATATGAAGCTGGGGTGAAACTGTGAGTGATGTGCTTGCGCGCATCCAAGAACGCGCGCGTGGAAAATCAATGGCGGACCTGCACCCCGAAGTGCTGGAACGTCAGCATATTGGCTCGTTTCAAAGCGGCGTGGTATCTGGATCGTCGTCTTTTTCCTATTTGAGCGCGCTCGGGAATTACGAGTCGCACGTGTGGGTGCGCAAAGCAATCACTGTCATTGCGAATAATGTTTCGCCTCTCCCCTTGCAAGTGCGGCGCGGCGATGAAGTGATCGAGAATCACGATCTAGCCAAATTGCTGACGGACGTCAACGACACGATGTCGAGTGCGGACATGTGGCAGCAATGGTGCATTGACATGCTGCTCGGCGGCGAAGAGGGCTGGGAGCTCGTGAAAAACGCACGCGGCACGTATTTGGAAATCTGGCCGCGTCAACCGCACATCATCAGCGTCGTGCCTGATCAAGCCAAATTGCGATATTACGGCGTTGCCGAATACAAGATCGATGACGGGATTCAGAATTCCAGTGGCAAGACAGGGTACACCTTGCCGACCGAAGAATTCGTTCATTTCAAGTTCTACAACCCGCGTAATCCGTGGCGTGGCATTTCGCCGATCTCTGCCATTCGCAATTCGATTCTCATCGATATGTACGCGCAAGCGTGGTCAAAGCTCTTCTTCCAAAAATCGGCGCGACCAGATTATGCCGTGATCGCGCCGCAAGGAATCACCAAGACCGAGCGCGACGATTTGGAAAAAGCGTTGATGGGCAAGTTCGGCGGATTCGAGAATTCACACAAGCCCGTGGTGCTCGAGCAAGGTGTCACCGACATCAAGCCGCTCGATATGCGACCCAAGGATTTAGAGTGGCTGGGTCAGCGCGAGCTCGCGCGCGACGAAATCGGCGCGATCTTTGGCGTGCCCGACGAGATTATGGGATGGGGTCGCGACACGTATGAGAATTTTGAGACCGCACATTGGGTGCTGTGGTCATTGACCTTGTTGCCAATGGCGATGTTTCGCGACACACACCTCACCGAATATTTTCGACGCGTGAAAGCGCTCGCGCCCGATGAGTCGATTGTCACCGACACGTCCCAGGTTGCCGCGCTCAAAAAGGATCTGAAAAACAAGGTCGAAATGCTCGACGTGCTCGCGCGGTGGGGTTATCCGATCAACGTGGCGAGTGCGTACCTGGGCCTGGGATTGCCGATCATTGACGGCGGCGACGTCGGCTATTTGCCGTTGTCGCTCGTGCCCGTGACCTCCGCAGGCAAGCAAATCAGCGGCGCGGCCGGCAAGTCGAAAACCGTTCGCGCAAAAACCGTCGCCTACGATTCTGAGGAGCACCACAAGCTCTTCGATTTGTTCGTCAAGCGGACGACGCCTTGGGAAAAGAAATTGGGCGATGTGGTCGCGGATGTGTTCCGCGAACAACAGCGTGAAGTGCTCACGCGATTGAGCGCTTCCGGCAAGGGATTCGCCGGCGCAATCATCAAAGATAATCCGCGAGAGATTGCCGATGATCCGTTTGACCGTGATGATTGGGACGCTGAATTTGCCAAGCGCGTCAAACCGACCTTGCGCGAAATTATCCAGGATGCCGGCACGAATGCGCTCGCCGACATTTCCATAGAAATGGATTTCGATGTGGATGAGCCGCGCGTCGTGCGATTCCTCAGGGCGCGTGCGCAGCGATTCGCCAAGCGCGTGAACGAGACCACGTGGAATGACCTCAAGCAATCGCTATCGGCGGGCATCGATGCCGGCGAGAATATCTCCGATTTAGAAAAGCGTGTCGAATCCGTGATGGGCAATCGCATCCGGTCGAGCGGCGAAACGATTGCGCGTACGGAAGTGATCGGCGCGGCGAATGGCGGCACGCTCGAGGCGTGGAAACAAAGCGAAGTTGTCGAGGAAAAGGTTTGGCTCGCGGCGCTGGATGACCGCACGCGCGATAGCCACGTGGATGCGCACGGCCAGACCGTGAAGCTCGAAGATAACTTTGAGGTGGGCGATGGATCGGGACCTGCGCCTGGTCAAATTGGCATTGCCGAGGAAGACATTAACTGCCGTTGCTCGATGCAAGCCAAATTGAGAACACGTTGAGAGGAATTCTATGAGCGACGCATTAAACATCGTTCGTAAAACCGGGACGACAAAACGACGCGCCGTGCGCATCGTCGCCAAATCGCACACATGTGAACCTGAGTATCGCGGTACAGGACACGCTTACGCGTACTGCAAACAGTGCGATCGCGTGATGTCCCAGTTTAGCCAGCGCGCGCACGATACATTGATCGCCGTCAAGCAAATTATGTCGGCAAAATTACAAAGCGAGGTGTAGAGTGACCATCCACAAAACATTTGAAATCAAAGTGCTCGACAAACGCAAGGACGGCGGGCGCATCATCATCAATACCGCGAGCAAGGATCGGGATAATGACCACGTGCTCCCCAGCGGAGCGAACATGGACAATTATCTCAAAAATCCCGTGGTGATGTTCGGACACAACTATCGGGATTATTGGTCGACGGTGGGCAAGTCGAACGTGCTCGAAAAAACTGCCGATGGAATTATCGCCGATTTCACGCTGCGCCCGGCGGCGAATGATCTCGATCCGCAAAACGTGATCCGCCTGCTCTGGGAAGGCGAGTGGATTCGCACGGCGTCGATTGGATTCATTCCGATCTCTGGTAAACCTAACACCGTGGGCGGCACCGATTTCACGGAATGGGAATTGTTGGAATGGAGCTTGGTCCCGATTCCATCGAATCAAGACGCACTGCGCTTGGCGGTAAAAGCGTTTGGCGAAAGCCAGGACGCAAGCGATGTGTTTGCCACGACCGCCGCGCACGTGATCGTGGACAAGTCGCTGGATGATGCTGAGCGTGAGAAAACGCTTCAGCAATTGGAGACCTGGCGCGGTAAATTCGGTCAATCGCTCAATGTCGATGAGGCGCTCGATAAAGGCAAGCGCGAAACGGGGGCTTGGATTCGGCGCTTGTCGGTCGAGAGCGACATGGGCGCACAAACACTCTTCGCCATGTTCCGCGAATATGTCTTTGATGTTCCAGAAGACGCAACCATGCTGCAATTCGATTGGGTGATGGGCGAATGCAACGAAGTCCCCCACCCCGAAGCCGGCAAGACCGTGACATTCAAAGATGCGTTGTTCGTTCCACCCATTGCATTCGTCGGCGATGGCTTTGGCGAAGACGCGGTGCACGGAGTGTCGGCGCGTTCCAAACCCGATGACCAAATGGTCGCGGCACCGCACAGTGAATGGAAGGTCACTGAGCTAAGCGAGATCATCGACAGTTTACCAGCGCAAAAGAGTTTCAAATTGCGCTCTCCTGGGTTTGGAATCGACACGCTGACCAAGAGCGGAATCGCCAACGCGCGAAAAGCGGTGCACGCGCAAATCAAACGCGGTCGCGTGCTGAGCGCCAAGAACGAAGGCAAGATTATCCAAGCGCGTGATAACTTGAACGACGTGCTCGCGCAATTAGACGAGCAACCCGAAGGCGATACAGAAGACACTGGGAAAAAAACCCAGCATCCTGAATCATTGATGCTCGACCCTGAGCAGGAAAAAGAACTGCTTCAGGGATTAAAACATATCACCACTTTGGTGAAGGAGGTTCTC